TGAAGAAGCGTTAATGGATTATATTACTAAAATGAGAAGTTATAAAAACCAAACTGACTATCAAAAAGACCAAATTAGAAAAGCAGAATTGGAACTAGCAGCTTTAGCAGCAAGTCAAAATAAAGGCGGCGATGCTGGTACAACTACAATTACAACTGGTAGTGGCGATGGTTATACAGGTGATCCAAGAGGCTCGCACGCAGGCATAGACTATTCTGGTGCAAATTATGGGCCACATACAAAAACTCGTTCAACCTATTCTGCTCCATCTAGACATCATTCAATGGCAGACGGCGGCCTCGCTACGATGTTTACTAGGAGGAGATAGTGGCTAAAACTGATGAAAAAAAAATTCTTCAATCTCTTTTTAAAGAAGCCGATCGATTAAATAGATTAAGACAACCCACTACTTCTTTTTTTACCAAGGCGGATATTAAAAAAATTCTTGATTATATTACTAAATACCACGACGGAAATTTAAGTGCTGCTGCCTCTGATTTGGGGGTTACAAGAGTTAGAGTTAAGGGGTTGTTGGATAGACGAGGAATTAAATTAGATAGAGCGGGCAATAAACTTATTTCAAAGTTAGCATTACCAGAAGGAACTGGAACTTACCCAAACCTTACAACTCAATTAAAAAAAGATCCTTCTTTTTTAAGAAATAAAATTACACAATTAGTTAAAGAAGGAAAAATTAAACCTAATGCAAGGTATAATGTTGCTGATTTAGGTAAAATATTAAATATAGATGTATCAGACAAGCAGGTTCGAAGTTTTTTAACAGGTGATTTAAAAAAATTAGGAGTAATTTCAAGCACAAGTGGAAAAGAAAAAATAAAAAACTATAAACTTTCAGATGTAGTTAATAAATTAATTGAAAAGTCTAAAACTAAAAAAGTTAAAGGTCAAGCAATAGCAGATACGGAAAGATTAAAAATTGTTTCTAAAATAGATCCCGAATTAAATAAACTTATTAACAATACTAACAGTAGACTGAGAACAATTGCGAATGAAACTGGTCTTGCTTCGAAGGATTTATTTAATAAATCTAAAGTAGAAGATGTAGGTCACGCAATGTCCGTAAAAATTACTGATAAAGATAAATTTAAAAACTTATTTAAAAATTCAAATATTAATAAAATTAATACATTAGTGTTTCAAGACCCTGAAGTTAATAGAGTTGTTCTTAATAAAACGGGATACGAAGCTAAACACGAAAGATTGTTTAATGAATTAAATACTGTTTTAAATAAAAAAATTACTCCTTTAGATGAATTAAAATTAAAAAGAATTAAAAAAGAATTAAACGAACTTCACATTAAAGCTAGAAGTGATATTAAAAACTTAGCTACAACTAATAAGTATTTTAGAGGGCAAGAAAACAGATTGCCTAAAATTGATATAAATATTCCTAAAATTGGAGAAACTTTTAAGTCTTCAGATTTGTTTGCTGATATGTCGGGAGTAGATGAGGCCTATCGAGTAGGACAAGTTCATAAAATTAATCCAAATGCAAAATTTTTAAAAGATTTAAATGCACAAGAGTTGGGGATGTTTCAAGAAACTTTTGCTAATCAAAATGCTGATAATGCAGCAAAATTTTTTACTAAGGCTCAGTTCCCGATAGAAGATATTAAAGAATTTAGAGAAGCTGTAGAAATTGGAACGGATTCTCGATTACCTGTTGTGGCTATGCAGGCTTATAATAATGCAGATGCAGCTGGTAAAATAAAACTTGAAAATAGAATTGGATGTAGTCGAGGCTGTTTTATTAAAACAGTAAAAGAAGAACCACAAAAACTTATTCGTTTATTTCGAGGCGAGCCTTTTGGAAAAAGTTCACAAGCTAATATTATAAATGATATGGCTAAAAGATACGGCATATCTAAAGCAGAAGCTGGAAAAAAACTTTTACAGGGTCAATGGTTTAGTACAGACCCAATGGTTGCAAGTGGCTATACAGATAAACTAGGTAAACTACAATCGGTAGATGTAACTCCAAGAGAATTTTTAAATTTTAAAAAATATGTAGATAGAGTTAATAAAACAAAAGGTATTGCTGGTGGAGAAAGGTACCCAATAAACACATTAGATAAACTTTCAATTGTACCAAGATATAAATTAGATGAGCTTGAAAAAGCTAAAAGATTAAAAACTCAACGAAATCTTTTTAAAAATTTTGATATAAAATCTGGATTTGGAGTAAGAAGTCCGGGAGTATTAACTTATGATAATGTAATAGGCGGCTTTGTAGATTCTGCTAATCCTGGTGAAGTGGTGGGTCAGAATCAAATTAAAGCTTGGGCCGACGATAATCCAATGCCAGTTAAAGCTGGAACAGAAGATGCGTTTAAACCAGTTAAAAAAAATATGTTAAAAACAATTGGTAAATCTTTAGCCTATGTCGGCGCTCCACTACCAACTGCTATTATAGATAGTTACTTTATTGGAAAACAAATTGCAGAAGATAGACCAGCAGAAAATATTGCTAAAGATCCATTGAACTGGTTAGGCTTAGCAACGATGTCAACATTATCGGATATATCTGGAGTATCTCAACCGGGAAAAATAAATACAGCTTTAAGATTAGGAATGAGTCCAGGATTAATTAGAGGAATTAGTAGATTTGCAGGATTACCAGGACTAGCGATTAGTACAGCATTAACTGCATATGATCAGTATCAAAAATATAAAAATGAAGAAGGATTAATTTATAATTTGTTTAATAAAAAGCCCCAGGACGACTACGGGGCGTTTAATTGACAATGAGGCAGACAACTGATACATCACCTTTAAGGTGTTGAATCAATCAAAAATAGAGGATAGAATAGTCAAATGGCCAAAATAGAGAAAGCATTACCCAATACAAAAACGGAAATAGAAATTCCAGGAGAAGAAGAAATCGTTGAAGAACAACAAGAGATTGTTGAAAGACAACAAGCAGGGCAACCAGAAATTTCAATGGAAGAGGATGGTGGAGCAACTGTAGAATTTGATCCTTCACAAGTTAATCCAGAAGGTGGGCAAGATCACTTTGAAAATTTAGCAGAATATTTAGACGATAACGTTTTAGATCCATTAGCTTCAGACTTAATGGATAAATATAAAGATTACAAACAATCAAGACAAGAATGGGTTGAAAGTTATAGAGAAGGTTTAAACCTTTTAGGATTTAAATACGTTTCAAGAACAGAACCATTTAGAGGTGCAGCAAGTGTAACTCACCCAGTTTTAGCTGAAGCTGTAACTCAGTTTCAAGCTCAAGCTTATAAAGAATTATTACCTGCAGAAGGTCCGGTTAGAACTCAAATTTTAGGAAATGTTAATGTTCCTAAAGAAGAACAATCTAAACGTGTTAAAGATTTTATGAATTATCAAATTATGGATCAGATGAAAGAATATGAACCAGAATTTGATCAGATGCTTTTCTATCTACCCCTTAGCGGCTCAACTTTTAAGAAAGTTTATTATGATGATCTTTTGGGAAGAGCCGTTTCCAAATTTATACCGGCTGAAGATTTAGTCGTTCCGTACTCTGCTACCTCATTAGAAGATGCGGAAGCTGTAATCCACGTTATACGTATTTCTCAAAACGATTTACGTAAACAACAAATCAATGGCTTTTATAGAGACATTGATTTGGGAGAACCGCCAGTACAACAAGATCAATTAAAAGAAAAAGAATTAGAACTAGAAGGTATTAGACAAACTGGTGCAGAAGACATGTACACAATTTTAGAAATGCATGTCAATGTAGATTTAGAAGGTCATGAAGAAGTTGATCCAGAAGATGGAGAACCAACTGGAGTTAAATTACCTTACATCATTACAATTGATGAAGCTAATAATAAAATTTTATCTATTAGAAGAAACTATGCTCAACAAGATCCTCTTAAAAAGAAAAAAGATTATTTTGTTCACTTTAAATTTTTACCTGGTCTTGGTTTTTATGGTTTAGGTTTAATTCACATGATCGGTGGCTTAAGTAGAACTGCAACTGTTGCTTTAAGACAACTTTTAGATGCAGGAACTTTAGCAAACTTACCAGCTGGTTTTAAAACTAGAGGTGTAAGAATGCGTGATGATGCACAGCCATTACAGCCCGGAGAATTTAGAGATGTTGACGTACCTGGTGGAAATATTAGAGATCAGTTTATGCAGTTACCTTTTAAAGGACCAGATGCAACATTATTACAATTAATGGGTATTGTTGTTCAAGGTGCTCAAAGATTTGCAAGTATTGCAGACTCCCAAGTTGGAGATATGAACCAACAAGCAGCGGTTGGTACTACAGTTGCGTTACTTGAAAGAGGATCAAGAGTAATGTCAGCTATTCACAAAAGACTATACGTTGGTCTTAAGACAGAATTTAAATTGTTAGCTGAAGTTTTTAAAACTTATTTACCTCCGGTTTATCCTTATGATGTACCAGGTGCAAGACGTGAAATTAAAGTACAAGATTTTGATGACAGAATAGATATTTTACCTGTTGCAGATCCAAATATTTATTCACAAACACAAAGAATTTCTATGGCGCAAGCACAATTACAATTAGCGCAATCAAATCCTAAAATGCACAACATGTATCA